CGCCGATCGCGCCGACAGCCATCTTCTGCTCGACGCCCCTTGCCACGTCGATGACGCGCAGCTTGGTCGCCGCGGGATCATACTTGCCGTCGCCGTCGAAACAGGCGTTGACCATACGCCTGTGGACGAACTCGCCTTCCGAGAAGGTGACGGCCACCTGGGCGGCACCAACGTCGACGCGGGTGATCTTAAACTTCATGGCCTGTTCCTCAACTGCCCAGCCATTGGCTGCCGTGATTGTACCAGACGCGCAGCTTGCCGGCGGCGGGGTCTACCTGCAGATGAATGTCGCCGTCCGTGCCGCCAGCGGGCGCATTCGCGCCGCGCGTGATCGTCTCGCCGCCGATGTTCGGATCGGCATGGTGCAAGTAACGACCAGAGCCATGGCGAAAGGCGGGGCCGTCAAAGCCGACGTTGCCGACGACGTGGAGGCGGTAATTCGGCGCGGTCGTGCCGATGCCGAGGTCGCCGCCCGGTGTCAGGCGCATCCGCTCACCAGCTGCGCCGAGCGTTGTATAAAAGCGGAGGTCAACGAAATCGAGGCCTGCCGCGGTTTCCGGCACATAGGCGCGCATACCCGCCCACCAGCCGTCGCCGATTGATCTGTTAAACATTTCGTGACCGCCGACCTTCGTGCCGGCCGTCCCCGCAACGTCACGCGTGCTTTGAATCGGTCCGCCAAGCGACAGACCGCCCGTAGCGCCGATGCCGCCTGCGACATGAAGCTGATGCGCGGGCGCGGTGATGCCGATCCCAACTCTGCCGTCGGCCGTGATGCGCATCCGCTCACCGGCATTCACGTTGGTCGTGTAGAAGCGGAGATCGACGAAGTTCTGCCCGGGCGATCCGGACGGGCAATGGGCGCGCATGCCTGCGAACCAGCCGCTGGCCGGGTCGCTGTTGTAAAGGTCGTGGCCGCCGACCACGCCGCCGGCTAGAACGTTCGCGATCCCGCGCAGCGGTTGATAGAAGCTCTGCCTGCCGGTCCACGCATTGTTACCGGCCAGAGAAGCGATCGCGTCACCATCGACGCCGACATGGCGACCATCCACCATGTCGGCGTCGAGCCCGGAACCGGCACCGTCATTTGCGGCCGTCCAGGCCTTGCCGCCATTGATGGTGACCGGTCCGTCGAACCCGGCAGAGCCGACGACGTGCAGCCTGTACGACGGCGCGGCAGTGCCGATTCCGATATTGCCGCTGGAGGTGATGCGCATGCGTTCGCCGGTCGCTCCGAAGGTTGTATAAAAGCGTAGGTCGACCTGATCCAAACCGCTGGCATCGTCGGGAACGTAGGCGCGCATCCCCGCCCACCAGCCGTCCGCGGCAGAGCGGTGGAAGATCTCGTGTCCTCCGATCATCGTCCCCGGCGCAGCAGCTGCGGGCCGCGTGCTGCGTACGCCGCCGCCCAAGAACAGCCCTCCGGTGCCGCCGATATCTCCTCCGACATGCAATCGATGGGCAGGCGAGGTGATTCCGACTCCGAGATTGCCATCGGACGTGATGCGCATCCGCTCGGCCGCGTTGACGTTGGTCGTGAAGAACCTGAGATCGGTGAAGTTCATCCCGATCGCATTGTCGGGCCGGTGCACGTGCACACCGGAGAACCAGCCGTTTGCGGCAGCGCCGTTGAACCACTCGAAGCCGCCAACGAGCGCACCTGCGGGACCTGTCCCCTCGCTCAACAGCATGCGGGTAAAGGTTTGCTGGCCAGACCAGTCGTTGTTGCCGTCGAGGGCGGCCAGGGCAGCGCCGCTGGTGCCGACGTGGCGGCCGTCGACCATGTCGGCGTCGAGGCCCGAGCCGGCACCGTCAACGGTGAGCAGGCGGGACAGGATGTTTGCGGCGGTGAAGATCGCGGCTGCAGCTTTGGGTGTGAGCGCGCGCAGGGCGTCGGTGAGGGCCGCAGCTTCCTCATCCGTAGCCAGCTCAACGACGCCAACGCGATCCACGGTTGCAGGCGGGTTGAGGAAACCGGCCGATCCGAAGGTGATCTGGGCTGCCGACACGTCGGTTACGGTCACGTCGATCGCGAGCAGCAACAGCGCCTGCGCCGACTTTTCGATAATGGCGCCTGCCTGGCCGTAGATGGCGAACAGCGTACCGTCGGCGAGGTAGAGCGCGAAGCTGCGCAGGGTGTAAACGGCAGCACTCTCGTCGCGCACGACCAGGTGAATGACATCGGCCGCGACCTTGTCGCCCGAGATCGTGGCGATACGCTTCAGCTCGCCGGGCAGCATCGTCGCCGTGGCCGCGGGCTGGACGGCCGTTTGCGAGACGCCAACGCTGGCGATCTGCACGGCGTTGGTGCCGTTGGCTGCCGCGTTGACCAGCGCTGCCCGGCCGGCGTTGGTGATGACAAGGGTGAGCGCCATGGGGATCTCCGATCAGGCGGCGAGCTGCAGGCGGGCGAACACGGCCGGGCGGGCAGCGCCGACAACGGCGGCAGCTCCGCGGGTCGACAGCCCTTGCGTAAAGGTGAAGTGAGAGCGCGCCGGCTTGGTTCGGCGCACCTCGGCGATGACCTGGTCGACATATGCCGCGCTGGCGACGGGGCCGGTGACGCCGTCCAGGCTAAGCACCAGGCTGAAGGTATGCGGCGCACCCTTGGGTGTCGTCTGCCACCATTCGCGCAAGGCGACCGAACCGCCAAAGGAGGCGACCGCGTCGCGCACGGCGCTGGCCGTGCCCTTCCGCCGCTGGATCGGGATCGCCTGCCGAATGCGCTCGCGCCGTATCGCTTCCGGCCAGTCGCTAGACCAGCTGTCGATCGAGAGCGCGAAAGCCAGGTAGGGGAGCAACTCGGCCGGGCAGGTATCAGGGTTCCAAAGCGCGCGGAGTGGCGTCGGCACGTCGGAGATGCGAGCGGTCGCCGTCTCGATTGCGCGTTCCAACGCAGTGCTGTTGGGCGGCAGGAGGCTCATTCGCCGGTGCCCTTGTGGATCAGGACTATGTCGGTGAACCGCGCCGCCTGAGTGCGACTGACCGGCATATCGTCGCCCCAGTCGGGCATCTGCACGGTCTGGACGCCTGGAACGTGAAGGGCGGCAAACAGGCCGGAAATCGTGATGTCGCGGCCGAGCCGGTAATTTTCAGCCAGGTACTCGCCTAGGCGGCGGCGGGCCTCGGCGAGCACGATCGCGCTGTCGGGTCCGGCAAAGGTCGTGATCTCGGCGTAGACCTCTCCACCCACGATCTGGGCTAGCTGGGTCGTCACGTGATCGGTCAACGGCCTGCGCGACTCTGACGCTAGGTACGCCTGCACGGTTGCGAGCAGCGGCGCGTTGTTAAGGTCCGGATTGCGGGGCAGGATCGTCACGAGGACCTCGCCCGGCGAGGGACTGGTCACGCTGGCGTCGAGCACATCCGGTGAGGCGGACAGCGCATGATAAATGTACGCGCCCTCCGGGCCGGCAACGGAAAAGCCCTCGGGGGCGAGCAGGAACCGACGGCGGAAATCCTCATCCGTCTCGAGAACGGCAGGCGCACCGGTGAGGACGTTGGCTTGCACGAGTTCGAGGCGCGCTACGCCGAGGAGCGCGGCCAGCTGGTCGAGATCGGCACCGGTAGCGAACGCCGGCATAACAGCGCGCGCGGCGTCGTTGACGCGGGCGCGGAGCAGCAGCTCGCGATAGGCGGCGACCTGCAGCAGCTTGACCGCGGGGTCGCTTTCCACCGTAGCGTCGAAACCGGGCATGAGGATCTGCAGCTGCGCCAGCATGGCGGCGTAGATCTGCTCGTATGACAGCGCCTCCACCACGAGCGGGGCGGGCAGGCGCGACAGATCAACGGCGGTGAAGGTGTCTGCCATTCCGCCATGTCGCGGAGGCGGGTAGCGGGTGGCGAGCGGCTTGAAGTGTGACTGGCGCTCTCACACCCGTTAGGAGATCAGTCGAGCAAGGATCCCGTCGACCAGTGCACCGCGCTCGCCAGTCGTCAGGCCGAGCAGCACGCGGCGCGCGTAGCGGACAGGCTTACCGCGCTTGCTGGGCCGGTCAGTGCCCCCAGACTGGTGGACCGCCGCGATCGTCGCGGCCGGGCCGATCCA